TGATCACATCAAATTTGTAGGTATCTTGATCTTCGAAAACTTTATAAGCGTTCTCAATATCGGTTACCGAAACTTCAGCATCCAATCCACCTAAAAGTTGTAATGGACGATTGATATCTCTTGCGCTAAACGCAGTAGACCATAAGGTACCAATACCACGTCGAGCAAAGATGTAATTCGATTTTAAGTTAATTTCATCAACGATGAAGTTACCTTTACCGGTGCGATTTTCAGTACCTACGAATTGTTCAACTACTTGACCATCTAAAGCAACTAAAACCCCTACGTTTCCGGCGGTAACTGGTTGACGGAAAGCTTGATCTACCACTACGCCATCGAAAGCTAATTTTGCTGAAGTTAAATCTGCGGCGGAATAGTTAACTTTGAAATCTTCCGGTTTTACGATAGCGATTTGCACGCTATTACCCCAAGAACCTGGAGATCTTGCCCAGAAGCTCATTGGAGAGTTAACATCATTCCAAGCGTATGAATCACTGTAAAGATCGAAAGCATCCGGAGATTCGATGAACGCTTCGTTACTTACAGTACCTACCGGATCTGAAGTTGGAGTGGAATTGAATTTTGATAGGGTTGGCATTTCCACTGATGCGTTAGTGGCACCAGATAAACGCATTAATTGATCATCTTTGAAAACGTCAAATTTTAATTTTGGAACAAACACGAAGTTATCTACATCTAAAACAGTATAGATAGCTCCATTGTTCGCATTGTCACCAGAAATGGTAAAGCGATCAAATTTTTTGAAAACTTTCTTGATACGATCGATGTCACCTTTCTTGAAGCCGAATGGATTTTTACCTGCTAGTTCGAATGATTTGATAGAAACGTCTACCGTAACATCAACATCAACGCCAACATCCGCACAAGCATCGAAAGTATGATCTAAGTTCGCGGCGCGGGAAACGAAGATACCTGGATGATATTCTAAGAATCGAGCAACTTGATAGAAATCGTTATAATTGAGATCATTCGGGGTACCGAAATGGGTCTCAAGTTCACGAATGTCGGTGATCGGTAAAGCATAACCTACCGGACCTTTGCTAAATTTACCAGCGAATGCGGCGCGGATAGCAGATGGATTACGTCTTGCAAAACGTAACGCTCTTTCTTCCCCGTAAACGCCTGGAGATTTATATGCCATTGTTTTAACCTCTTTTTGTACGTACTTAAGTTAATATGTAAAGTTATTAATATTTATAAGTAACGTTAATAAAAGAGGTTTGAAAATCTCCGCTAACTTCGGAGACCCTTCATAAACTCCGCGGTAGCGCGATCTGCTTTGAGCTGATAGATTCGTTCTAAAATGATATCATGCGTCATCACTTTCGGTAACCGATCTTTCTCAATCATCGAAAGTAATCCGGATTTTTGGAGAAGTTCAAATTCTTTTTGATAGTCTTCCGGTGTTATAGTTTTATCTACCGCGTTAAATTCTTCTTCGGTTACCCGACCATTCATCATCGCGATTTCCAATCGAGTTTTACCTCGTTTAGCCAAAGCTTGTTGTTTGCGTTGTTCTTTTGCTTCTTCTTTTTGAATGATCTTCTGTTGTTTCTTCATTTCGCGTTCCTTAATCTTTTCCTGTTGTTTGCGTTCACGCAAGATCGCTCGTTTTACTCGAGTAAACACAATCTTATCTTCGAATAAACATAAAGAACTTAATAATCTCAATTCCCCGGAGATTTCACAACGGTAATACATCGCCATTCTTAAACGCATTACGCGATTGCGTAGTTCTTTATAGGCATTTGGGAATTGTTCCGGATCGGTATGCTCTAATTGTTGAACTACATCAAAATAGTATAATACCGTGTCCCGGTCGCATACTAAAATTGGAACCGCTTGCCCATCAATGTGTAAGAAATCTGGTGTTATATTAAAATTCATATCTTTACCTCATTATGCCCAGGTCACCACATCACCGTTTACGGTAAGACCGTAAGCTTCTAATTCTTCGCGAATAAAGATTCCATTAGGGATGAAGATAGAGAACTCTCCGCGGTTCGCGGCTTGTTCTATAGCCTCAAGAGCATGTTGAACTTTAGCTTTAGTCGCGATTTGCTTCATTCTTTCTTTGAAATTTTCAGCTGCGTTATACACCGGTTCTTCAATAACCTGATTTTGTAAACTTCGAATGAGCTTCAACATATTAGATTTAGCTTCCTTTTGATCTTCCGGTTTGGTGTTTTGGATAGTGCGCGCATTATTATTGATGCGTACCGGCATCATTTCGCACATAAACACCTCATCTTCGTGGATAAGCACCTCATAAACGTGGCGGTCTACCGCACACCAAGCAAATTCGAAATTATCTTCGTAGAAGCAACTTCCTACAATAATGCGATCTGTTACTCGTTTGATCAATTTTACCTTACAAGAAGCGTCACCGTAGGTGCAGTTTTCTAAAACTTTAAATTGATTGCCATCCTGGTCTTCCCAGACCTCCCCTTCGAAGTAACGAACTTCTTTGAATTGTTTAACGGCTTGTGGGTCGAAAAGAGCTAGATCATCCGTGGTAAGCACATCGCTGAAATCTTCACCGAAACTTTGCGCGTTCTTCTGCACAGCTTCACCAGTATAAACCCATTGCTTATCTCCAACATGCGCAAAACCAAAGTAACCTTCATAAGCAGAAGGCGTGGTTTTAGTAACCTCCACAGTAGCGCGTTTAACTGCTTTTAAAAAATATGGCATTATGCACGGGTTCGAATCCACATCTTGCACTTCATAAACATTACCTTGTAAATCTTGTACGTAATCGCCTCGTTTAAATTTTGTCATAATCTTAATCTCCTGATGATTGGATGAATTATCTTTATGTGGAGTATTATAATACATCTAAAAATAGAAATCAACGGGGTTAAAAAAATTTTTTTTTAAGAGTTGTTGAGTTTTGGTTACCGAAACTTTGAAGTTGTGATTTCAAAAAAATTCTCGAAAACTACACCGACTGCACCGTCTGCACTTTGGTGTGAATCTTCGAGATCAGAGGGTATTGGAATCTAATTAGCCCTATTAACCGACTAGGGTTAATTTATCAGCAGTTAGATAATCCGGACCAGTAGTGATAAGCGAATCTTCAGACGCATAGATCCATTTTTTATCGCCCGCTTTCTTAAAGTCACCATCTTTGCCGTTGTTGTCAGTATGGGTAACTTTTTTGCTAACGCGTTTAACCGCTTCTAAAAGGTATGGGATTGAGGGAGTAGCATCGTTTACTACTTTGTAAGTGTTGCCATTGTTGTCCATTACTAAATCGCCAATTTTGAATTCTGTCATTTTAAATCTCCTGGGTTTTTTAATTTTACACCGTAGGTGTCTTATCTCTTATGGGATGTATTATAATAGAAACTTAATTAAAACACAATACCTAAACTAAAGATTTTACCTATCAGTGCAATAGATTTTACCTATAAAAAATCTCCGCAACCGCGGAGATCTTTTAAATTTTAAGTTTGTGTTAACCTACTAACACTGGAGCTGGGTCTACCCATTTTTCTTGGAGCTCTTCCGTCAATCTTTCGATATCAGCTTGAGCTTCACTAATTAGTCGATCGTAGTTGATAGTAGCCCCACCGACTAAACTTTGAGAATACTTACCAACAATTTGACCCCAAAGTAATTGACTTTTCGCTTTAGCGAAATCTTTCACCCAACTTTCATTAAAGATCAAATCAAATTCTTCGTCTACGCGATATCTTGCTTGACCTTTAATAATAAGAATAGATTGATTAATATCCCCTAGAATTTTACAAGTTCGTTTAATCGAATCCCATTTGAAAGGAATGCAAGTTTTACCATTCTGGTAAGTCACTTGCGTAACCTCATCCCAATCGATGAAGCGAAAACTGTAAGTTTCCGGGTGTCTTAAATCCACTTCAACCAACTCGGCAGTCTCAAAGAAACCGTAAACCACATCCGTGTAGGTTTTTACGGTGTCTCTAATAATTTGATGAATATGTTCGTCGGTAAGTTCAACTTGGATTAATGGTTCCCCTAACATCAAACGAATGTATTTGACCAACTGGTTAGCAGTTGAAATTTCTCCGTAGAGGTTAGGGCTTAGAAATGCAGTATTCGGTACCATTAGAAATCCCATTTGTTTGCTAAAATGTTAGCATCGATCTTCGGCTTTAGGTCGTAGAATACTATTGTTTTGATAATAATTGTTGCCATAGGTAGGGGAGCCGCCACAATAATAGAGAGCAAAACCAGCACTGAAGCAGCTTGGTACTATGTTTA